ATCGTAACTGTGAAAGTCTTTGATTTCTACACACCTTCCATTGCTTATTTTATAGTCAGTATCCAAGACTCCTGTGTACGTTATCCCGTTTATTTTGGTGATAGTCGCGACATTGAAGTTTTTGAGATATAATTTATATCCATATCATCAAATTTTTATCAATCTTTTGTTTATTGTCTCGGTGACTGTCTCACTATCAAAACCATCTATATTGAGAAGCGAATTGATCGTGTAGTCTGCATCATTAACAAGTTGAGTAAGGATCGTGTCCTTGCTAGAGTCTTGTATGCCAAGCATAGTTTTTACTGATGAGAGTGATGTATAGGACATATTAAGAAATCTTTTGTAAAATTCGATCTTTGTTATTCTTGAAAGGGTTTGGTACTGTATTGCCTGTCTTTTCAAAATACTTCTGTCTCAAGGTTTCAATCTCTGATGACTCTTTTTCTAGTTTTCCCTTTTCTAGTCTAGCTTTTCCAAGTTCTTCTTCCTTTTTGGCATCTACTCATTCTTTTTTTTCCTTAGCAATCTCCTCTGTTTTCTTTCCAGATAAAGAAGCAATCATTGCTTTGAGTTCGTTGACTTGTCTTTGGAGATCGTTTATCTCGACGCCTTGTTGTGTGTCGTCTGTCTCGATCTTTTCGACAATCATTGGATAGTTCGCAACGTACCCCTTCCCTTCTTTGTCATCGACTTCTAATGTCTCGCCTTCCTTCAAAAATACTCTTTTCATGTGTTTGTCGATGAGACCAAATGCTTCTTGGTTTCTTTTAGATAGAGACCCAACTCTGATACGTACTAACATGGCTTGTTGTGGTAAGTGATAAAAAGCCTATCGATGGAGTTGCACCATCCGTGAGCTATAAAGGCAAAAGGCACAGCGTGCCATCATATGTTGGTTAGATGTTGACGATACCGTATGATACTGTCCTGTCCAATCCTGCATCTTCGTTTGCAACTGAGAAACCAAACCACATAGAAACATCGATAAGGAATTCTCCACTTGTTTCGTGTGTGACGATTTGCATTGGCATACCGAAAGCAAATTGCACTGCTGGTTTATAGAACAATAACAAAGAACCTTGTGTGTTGTTTTCTGCTGCTGTAGAACCTTGCAATACGTAACCTTCTGTGTCGACGAGTTTTGGCATTTCAGTTGTATAATACGCTTCGATACCTTCGATGTATGGTGGAAGTCTACCATTTCTGAGTGTTGCTCTATCTTCGCCGATCTGTTGTACTTCTCTGTATCCAGGGACATACTTAGCATTGACGCCAGTTGTGTTTCCAAGTACCCGCATAAGATTTTCGTAATCTGATGCATAGTCGCCGATACCAGTTTGCATTTCTTTGTAGATAGATGAATCGAAAGCAACTGCACCACCTACGATACCGTTTGTGATACCTAGTTTTCTGAGACCGTTGTTGTTTTTGAGGTAGTACTGAGTTGTGTCCAAAGAAACAGGAGTACCGCTATTTTTGTGGTTGACGTTACCAGTAGCTGTGTTTGTCTGAGTATCACCATTGAAAAGAGCCGCTGTTTGTGTTCTTGCTGCTGCTTGTACGATCTTGTTTTGGATCGTAGCGAAGAGAGATCTATCAGTAGAATTCTGGAGTTCTTCTTTTGAAATAGCTATCATTTTGTTATACTTTTTGATTTCGATAGTAACTTTATCAGTAGCCATTGCACCGTTTGACTTTAAACCTTCGTAGAAGTTAGAAGAAATCGTTGTCTTTTCAGAACTTCCACTAAACTTGTCAATTTTTCATTTTATAGAAACCTGTTTAGATGATCCGACAATTTCTCAGTGATTCCCTGGAAGTTGGCCGAAGATGTTTTGTTTGTCTTCGATAACCATAGAATACAACTCATCTCCGTACTGTACTGCTGTTGTAAGTTCTGCACCGTATCCTGTGTTTGTCGTAGTCATAGGATCAGTTGCACCCTTAGCTCTAAGTTCTTTTTGTTCTGCTGTAACATCTTCAGCCACTGCTTTGACGTTTTCAGAATTCATCCCCATGGATTTTGCGATAAACTCTACTGAGTTTTTTAATGATGCGTTCATTTATAAAGAAAAATAAGAATTAAAAGACGCTTTATGCGTGTTGGATCATCTTGACGATGTTCCCTAACTTACCTTGATGGTAAGGGTTGGCTTGTTCTCATTGAAATGCAAATCAGCTTTTCATCTTGAAGCTTTTAGCGATCTCGACCTTTTCTTTGAGGTCTTTGTTTTCGTCTAAGAGTTTGACGTTAGCATCCACCATTTCTTTAAGACAGTTTTCAATTTCTGCAATTTCTGCTTTGTAGGCTTTCTCATTGCTTTCTAGTTCGACAATCCTGTCTTTCAAGGTTTTTGTCTCTTCCATATATAGAGCTTTGACCTCGACATTTCAGTCGGTATTTTCAGGGTTTTCCCCGTCAGACTTCATTGGCTTTTTTGGTCAGCAACCGTTTTGTCACATTGTATCTGTTTCTGGCATTTCTGGTTCTTCCATCTTTTGTTCGTCTGTGACTTCGATTTCTATATTGACTGTCATTTTACTTATATCTACTTCTGCTTGCTTTTCTTCTTTTCCTTCCTCGACTACCTCTGGTTGTGCTTCTTCTGTTTTAGCTTCTTCTTGCACTACAACCTCAGCAACAACTTCTTCTTGTGTTTCTGTAGTTTCTGCCACAGTGCCACCTTGATTTTCCTCGACAACTTCCTCTACCTTTTCTTCTTCAGTTGTCTCATCGACAACTTCACCGTCTACCGTTTCTCTATCTTCTAATGAGATCTCCTTTTCGCTCTTGATCATGTCGATCATTTTCCTGACCGTGAGTGGATTGTCTGGGATATCTACGAGAGAGATCTCATAGAGTTCGAGGCTGTCTATTACATTGACACCTTTTTCTGTATCATATTTTTCACTTATATTCCCAAATCATATCGAAAAACCATTGATAAGGTTGTGGCGGATACCGTGGATAAGCTCCTTGTGGCTTTCGATTTCTGGATTCAGGATAATATCTGCCTTTATGTAAAGACCTTTGATACCGTTTTCCTCCTTATAAGAAAGCTCTGTGACTTTCCCGATGTTATTTTCCTCGCCTCTTTTGTGACCTCTTTTCAATACAGGGTTGACCATGTATCTATCGAGTTTGATCCCTGATGCGAGAATAACGTCGCCGCTTCCATCTTTTGCTTCTGTACTGGCAAAGCCTTCGATCTGGAATTTTATTGAGCCGTCGTCTAAAACCTCCTCTTTCATACTCATTTTCTTTTCTGTATGAAGAAATTTGAGATTTTGCAACTCTGATCTGCGTTCCTTTCTAGTCATATGGAAGTATAAAAAAATAAATATGCTATCACAACGGTGAGCATATTTAGGAAGGCAATGGTTTGGCACAATGCGAAAAGCGACAAAGACTGCAATCCTAAATAGGATCACCATTGGAGTCAGCCAATGTGTCTGTCGCATTGTTTGTACTTTGTGCTTGTTATTTTTTTGTATACAACTTTTTTTGTTATTTTCAAGACATATATTAGTGATGGTGTTATTATCGTGTTGACTTACTTGATTTTATACAAAGTGGTGCACCTGCATCTAAACTGTGTTGATGGTGCATATTGGTCTCATGTGCCAGCAAACGTATGATCAAAGCCAACTCGCCCCTCTCATTCGTTAGCTCTATGTGATGCCCTTACCCTGCTATCCTTCACTGTGCTCCGTTTCTTCTCTATCACCGCCCCTTGTTCTTGTGCATACGTCATCATAGCGTGGTTTCAAAAACCAAAAGCCTGACCTGTTTCTTGCACTGCTATAAGTTCCGCTCTATTTCTTGAAAATGTTGTCGCATCGAGCTTTTGTATTTTGCTCGCGAGCGACGTTCGACTTTCTCAATTCCTTATTCCTTCTTGCAAAATTCATGCTACGTCTTTTTTGGTAGTCCGTGCTATACTTCCTTGCCTTTCTGATAGTTGCAAGTCTTTTCGATCTATCATGTATTGTTCGAGGACTGGATTTTGTATTTCAAAAGTAATCCCTAGCTCCCTCAGTTTTCTCCCGTGATCAGCCCGTGCCATTTTGTATCCTGTCAAAAGTTGTTTCTTTATGTCTCCTTTGATAAGATATGCCACGTCATACACACCCATAGCGACTCGGAACTCTTCGTCTGGTGGTAATAGCGTGTCTCGAAAGCTAACCTTTACGTTTCTATACGCTCCATAATCATCGTATAGTTTCTTGCCATTCTCAAGTAAATATGCAAGTTGGTCTTGGAGGCTCTTGTATGATGTCCTCAAGACTTTTGCCTCATATTTGTATGGTTCGGGTTTTTTACTCATTCATATTAGGTGTATAAGCAAAAGCAATATCTTCTAGTGGGACTACTGTCTTTGGGACCAATGGTTTGTTTGCATATTCGTTATCTGTAAACGGTGCAAGTCAATCCTCCTCTCTGTATTCGTTTATTGTCAGGACTCCATTTTTCAATTTCTCGAGCCTCACCTTATCCTCATCCATATCCTGGTCGATATCGTCAGATACAAAACAGATGGTATAGTTTCGTGTCCCTTTCACCAATAATTCTTTTGGAAGTTTGATGAATGACTTCGCTTGGTTACATTTCTGGAAAAGATCGCTTAATACGTAGTCAAATAGTGCTTGGTATGGTTCGACCGTCCCTGATATAAATTCTCTTCTCATGCCGTCGCCGTTTGATAGGTTCACGTCTTCGGTATATCATAGTATGAACTTCGGAACACCGAAACACGCCGATACTTTGTCGATTGTCATTTTCTTTTGATTGATATGCTCCATATCTTTTGGCGAGACGGAAAGGACTTTTACATCCTCGACTCATGCACCGATAAGTGGCTTGTGACTGTTCTGGCTACCTCTATATTGCTCTACCAATTGTTCCCTTAGTATGTTTATCTCATTTTCTGATACGTCCTTGTCTAAGAGAAACATAGACGGAGGTGTCATATTGTTTTGGAAAAAGTAGTAGTTCCTTTTGCTTGCTTCGAGATCACTCAAAGCGTCCCACACTACACTTTCTAAAAGACCCATCCCCATAAATTCGCTTTTTATATGTTTCTCGAGCATATACGAACACATCAAAGGGAGTCTCATTGTCGCTTTTTCTGGATCTGACGTATATTGTACCGTGTTTGTGGTACCTTGTGCTCAGTAGTTTGCGTATTGGGTGTACCCTGTGACTATTCCGTTTGTTATGTTCTTTTGTACCATTCTAGGATCTACGATATGGAGACCTGATATTTCACCGAAAGCATTGAAGGTTGGGGCAATAAATACCTCACCAACCACATCGAAATCTCTCATCATGTACAGTTTTGTTGTCTCGATGGTTGGGTTTGCTAGAATTCTTTTCATTGCTTTGTATGCCTCTGGTTGTTCTTTGTTATCTATCGCCTCATCTTTTCAATCTTTCAAGATAAAACCTTTCTTGCCGACGTATTGGCTTTTCTTTCTGACTGCTTGTCTGATGTCAGGGTTTTGTCTATAGAGATCGTATAGTTGGGAGTTGTTTATGACAACTCTATTTCCAAAATCAGAAAGAGAGTAGTTGGTAAGACTACTCGTAACGAGAGATTTTTGGCTCTCAATTATGGCTTGTTTTTTTGTTTTTGTTTTTGTTGCTACCATAGAAATTGTATGGAAGTTAATTTTGTTTTGATTTGTATATGTATTTTTTTATGGAATGCAAGGGAAAATATGTAAAAGATAATTTGTTTGTGTCTATATCTCTTGTCAGTTCTTTTTGATTGTGAGTGTTGGGTCTTTACATAAAAAAATAAATCTGACTAGTCTTGGGCGTTTATTCTACATTTTGCTATTTCGATATATTCTTCGCACATCTCGCAACCTATAAAATCAAATCAATTCTTCTTGCAAGCAATACCAGTTGATCAGGATCACATAAATGGATCAAGCACAATTCATCACTTTGGAGTTACAAGTTTGACTAGGTATTCCATAAGTGCTATTGGTTTGACTGTGGGATGGTTGTTTTTAGCTGGTTGTGTTGTGAACTTCTGTTCTACTCACTTCATATCTCCCAATGGTTCACTTGATTGACCATTAAACACCTTTGCATTATCCTCCAACTCCTCACACCCTCTATTTCTTTCTCTCTTATTTGCCTTCGCACAATAGAATATACTTTGCTCGTTATCGTGTTCGCATGTCTTGAAATATCTAGACGCGTTTCATCAATTATCCATTTTTTTTTTTTTTTCTTTTATGGCTCATATTCAACTGAAAAAAGCATTGTCTTTATAGTCTCTTCATGTTGCTTTTGGGAAACTTCAGATTGCGGTGTTTGGGAACAAATCAGTAACCTCATCACTTCAATCGTGGATAAAGTTTGCAGGGAAGCGTCAGTTTTCTTTGTAAAGTTGTAGATTTTCATTACTAGAAGTTCAAAAGTGAGAATTACTGTTTATTCAATTTTTTTCTCATAAAATGTACTCGCTTCATACTCTGTTATCTATTTCTTTTGTTTTATCTATTTCTACCCTACTCCCATCTATATTTATCCCACCTGTTCACCATTTAAGTACATTCTCTGCTACTGTTTTTTCTGATAGTTGTTTACGAGCTACAGTTATTGGTTCTAGTGCTGGTTTTAGAGCAGTACCACAACCTTCCCATTCAGAAGTGCCTTTTGAAACTGTTAGTGTCGCACCTTTTGCATTCATGGCGACTGTTCCTGTCGTCCCAGTTTGTTTTTTTATTAAAGGGTTAGGAGAATATTCTCTATTATTTCCTTGTAATTTATCAACTGCTTTTCCTATATTCAAACTTTTAGGAAATCCTGAACCATATACCCAAGCAATCATGTCTCTTATTTCAAATCCTGCATCTTCTATTCTGCAAGCCATCCTGTGTTGTGTTCTTGTACCTGCAAAAGCTAATAAATATCATCACGGCTTCAGTACTCTTTTAGCTTCTTCTCGTATCTCTTGCTTTGGGACATCGTAGTCTCGCTTTTTACCCATAAAAGAAATTCAGTATGGTGGATCTGTGACTATACTATCGACAGAGTTGTCTGGTAGTGTTTTCATTATATCAAGGCAATCTCATTGTATGATTTGCATATTGCGAAAATGTAAAAAGTAAAATCTATTTCGTTTATTTCGTCGCCTCAGCTAAAAGCTTTCTCTTTATCTCGCTCGTACTCGTGCATCATGGTCGGCGTGGGCTTATTATTACTTCACCTCATTTCCCTTTGATGTACTCGATTACTTTGGCGTGCTTTTCTAGGAACTCATCACCTACAATAAATACATTGATGTCGTTGTCTATAATCATTTGTAGTGGGCTTTCGTCCTCTGCTGGGATCACCTTATCGACGTACCTGATTGACTCGATCACGGTCTTTTTGTTCTCCCGTGTGTCTATTGGATCCATTTTTTTGTAGCTCCTGACTAGATCGTTTGTGTTGAGGGCTACGATGAGCTCGTCAGCGTGATCTTTCGCATATTGGAAGC